GATGGTGTTGGCACAGAGGAGTTTTTGAAGTTGATTCATGAAATGGGTAATGACACCAACATCTTTGTCATATCCCATAAGGGCGACCAGTTGTTTGATAAGTTTAGGTCAATTATTAAATTTGAAAAGAAAAATAATTTTAGTCAGGTGGCAAAATGAGTGATACGATTGTATTTGATACAGAAGCGGCATTAAAAAGTGAACCAGTAATGTATGAGGTAAGAACCTTTGCATTAGTACCAGAAAATCATCCAGTTCTTTATGAGGTTTTACCTGAATTCGATTTCAGTAATCCTCCTGTAAATCCAAATGAGTTTGCATCCACACTGGTAGAAACTTGTAAAAAACATAAAGGTTATGGATTATCTGCTAATCAATGTGGATTTAAACATAGAGTATTTGTGATGGGTGCTGGTGAAGAATATGTGGCATTTTTTAATCCAAAAGTAGTTAATATGTCTGATGAAATGGCCTTGATGGATGAAGGTTGCCTTTCTTATCCATTACTTACATTAAAGATTAGTCGGCCAAAAGAGATTATGGTTGAATACCAAGACTTTAATGGTGAACTTAGGAATACCAAATTAGTTGGTATATCTGCTCGTTGTTTTCTTCACGAGCTTGACCATATGAATGGAATCGTGTATACTAGTCGTGTTAAGCCTTTGGCATTTCAAATGGCTATGAAGAAAAGAGATAAACTCTTTAAGATGTTAGACAAAATGAAAAAAAACTTGAGTAAAATTAAAAAATAATGGCAACACCTATTGAATTCGTAGAAAAACAATGGCAAGATTGGCAAGAGAAAAATCCTGCCGAACAATTTAAACACATTGATGAAGAACACATGAAGAAAGTCCTCATTGAGGATTTGACTTATGCTTCACAAATGGATGTCCGTGAATATACTCTATATCAAAAGTGGTGTGAAATTAAAGAGCGGTATCCTGTTCATGAAGTTTCCACATTGTTCGGTGAAGAAATTCAAATGGTATATCCTGAACAAGAAGAAATGATTAATGATGTTAAATCTAAATTCTGGATGCCACAGGAACCTGATGACTTTGAAAAAATAAAACCAGTTATGGTTCTTTCGAATGGGCCTGATGCCGAAAGATGGAATGCCATTCGTACATTCTCATCTACAATGAAAAACAATTCGAATATTGGCCGTAATCTATTCTACATTCTTACCGATGAAGTATCAGGTAAATATCTTGGTGTTATCTGTATCTCCTCAGACTTCCTGGACTTGACTCCAAGAGATAATGCAATCGGATGGTCGAGAGATGTTAAGACACAACAACACATGATTAATCACACGGCAATCGGCTCCACAATCGTTCCGTTACAACCACTTGGCTTTAATTACATGGGTGGTAAGTTGTTGGCATTAATGTGTTTATCTGATACAGTTCAAAAGGATTGGAAACGACAGTATGGTGATGTTCTCGCTGGTGTTACCACAACATCATTGTATGGCAAAACTAAAGCCGGTGGATTATCACAGTATGATGGACTAGAACATTGGACACCCATGGGATTCTCCTCAGGTTCTGTTGCCTTTGAACCAAGTCGATCAACCAAAAAATTAGTATTTGATTGGATTAAAGAAAACGATACTCGTAAATATTTTGAATGGTGGGAAGCCAAGAATCAACAAGGACTTCCACTTAAACGTGACCATAAAAATCGTTCTTTAAATTATGCATATTCTAAATTAAAGATTCCGAAAGAACTGATTCGTACCGAACATCAACGTGGAATCTATTTCTCTCCTTTGTATAATAACACAAATGAATTTTTGAGAAAAGAAATCACAGAAGATAAACTGGTAAAGTCGTTTGATACCAGTGAAGAAGCTTTGAGTAATATTTGGAAAACCAAATATGCCAAAGGCCGAATTAGGCAATTACAGAAAAAGAATAATGTTTCATATGAAACACTTTTCTATGATGACCTAATCAAAATGTCTTGGGAAGAAACCAAGGCCAAATATTTGCCACAAGTTGGCAGATAAACAAGTATACCGCAAATATGCTTGACACACACACATATATAATGTTATGATGTGATTACTTGCAACAAGCAAGGTTATTTTATTAACTTACTATGGAGTTTTATATGAAGAAGCAATTATCCGCTAAACAAAAGATCCTCAATTACTTGAGTAAATCTGAAGGTTACAACACTTTAACTGTAGCACAAGCTCGTGCTCGTTTTGGTATTCAAAACGTATCTGCTCGTGTTGATGAGTTACGTCAAGAAGGTCACTGCATTTACACCAACACAGTTCGCCGTGGTGATGGTACAAAAGTTCATGCCTATCGTATGGGTAAACCAACCAAAGCTATGGTTCGTGCAGCCTTGTCTGCTGGTTACACTTTTAACTAAGCTATCGCTTATCGGGGGAGTTCGTTACTAACGATACTCCCTTTTTTTATTCTCGGAGAACAAATGGAAATTTCAATTAAAAAAGAAGAACTACAACAAAAGAGTCTGTTTGTAGCTACGCCAATGTATGGTGGCATGAATCATGGTTTGTATATGAAAGCCTGCCTCGATTTACAGGGGTTATGTTTACAATATGGTGTTCAGATTAAATTTTCATTTCTTTTCAATGAATCACTAATCACTCGTGCAAGAAACTATTTGGTTGATGAATTCATTCACCGGTCACAATGCACACATATGTTATTTCTAGATTCGGATATCTCATTCAATCCACAAGATGTTATTGCGTTACTCGCACTAGACAAAGATGTTGCTGGTGGTCCTTATCCTAAGAAAGCAATTAAGTGGAAATCAGTCAAGAAAGCATTAGAAAGAAAACCTGATATGGATCCACAGACACTAGAAAAAGTTACTGGTGATTATGTGTTCAATCCTGTCAAAGGCACCGCACAATTCTCAGTTACATCACCACTAGAAGTATTGGAGATTGGTACTGGCTTCATGATGATTAAACGTGAAGTATTTGCCAAAATGGAAAAAGCATATCCAATGATTCGTTATAAACCAGACCATGTTGGCCAAGCCAATTTTGATGGCACACGATACATTCATGCTTTCTTTGATACCGTCATTGATACAAAAGATAGTATCGTTGGTGGTGGTTCGGATCGTTACCTATCAGAAGATTATATGTTCTGTCAGATGTGGCGTAAGATTGGTGGTTCAATTTGGTTATGTCCATGGATGAGAACAGCACACATTGGTACATATCATTTTCAAGGAGATATGCCTGCTGTGGCCAACTTTGTCGGAGAAATGTAATGGGTGAGGTAAATGGACCTTATGGATATAAGATTGCAGATGAAGTAAAATCTTCTCAAAATGCAACCTCTGGTGGTCGTAAGTTTGATGGTGGTAAATTACAGTATGGTTTAATTCCACCACTTGCACTAAAATCAACAGTAGAAATTCTTACTTTTGGTGCAGAGAAGTATGAACCTGATAACTGGAAATTTGTTCCTGATTCTAAGCGTAGATATTTTGATGCCATGCAACGGCATTTGTGGGCTTGGAAAGAAGGAGAAATTACCGATCCTGAATCTGGCAAACACCATTTGGCTCACGCCATGTGTTGCTTGATGTTTTTGTATGAACATGATGTTAAGTATTCCAAAGAATAACTTGACAAATGTTTTTGAATATAGTATAATTAAATATTACATGATGGAGATTTAAATGAAATTATCAAAAGATACACTCGATGTGTTAAAAAACTTTGCCTCAATTAATTCTGGTATGGAATTTAAAAAAGGTAATACAATTCGCACCATGTCCTCTGGCAAAACTGTTCTTGCCAAAGCATCTTTGAAAGATGACTTTCCACAAGACTTTTGTGTTTATGATTTAAACCAGTTCTTATCTGTTCATTCGATGTTTGACAACACAGAAATTGATTTTGATGATAAGAATGTTATTTTCAAATTTGGTCCAAAGAAGTCTACCACTTATCGTAAGACAGTCAAAGAAATGATTGTCACAGCACCAGACAAAGAACTTTCTTTACCGTCAGTTGATATTGCTTTTTCTTTGACCAAAGAAGATTTGGCTGATTTATTAAAGAGTGCTTCTATTCTACAATCTCCACATATTGCTGTATTGTCAAAAGAAGATAAAATTGTTTTGACGACCTTTAACGCAAAAGATGATTCTGCTCACACAAATCACATTGAAGTGAGTAGTGGTAACGGAAAGAAATTTAAGATGGTGTTTTTAACTGAAAATCTTAAAATGATTCCTGGTGCCTATGATGTTGAAATTTCTTCTAAAGGCCTTGCTTCTTTCAAAAATAAATCTGTTGACATTCAATACTGGATTGCAACTGAATCCAAAGAATCTAAATTTGAAGGATAATTATGTTAGTATATTTTACTGATGCAACCAATCAACAAAAAGTTGCCATTAATCCTAAATTTGTTGTAGTGATATTTGTTTTACCTGATGGTGAAATGAAAGGTAAAACAGTAGTTGGATTAACCAATGGTAATATTGTTGTTGAAGAATCGCAAATTGATGTTGTTGGTGTCCTTCAAGGACAAATTGAGTAGTATTTTAGTTGTATATTTTATTATGAGGTATGTGAAATGGAACATTTATTATGGGTCGAGAAGTATCGACCAGCTAGAATAGAAGATTGTATTCTTCCAGATGGCATCAAGGAAACTTTTCAGGAGTTCGTCAAGAGAAAAGAGATACCAAATCTTCTTTTATCTGGTACAGCAGGTGTTGGAAAAACAACAGTTGCTAAAGCATTGTGTAATGAGGTTGGTTGCGATTATATTATCATCAATGGCTCTGATGAGTCTGGCATTGATGTACTTCGCAATAAAATTAAAAACTATGCTTCATCAGTTTCTCTTATGGGTGGCCGTAAAGTTATCATCATTGATGAGGCTGATTATCTCAATCCCAATTCAACTCAACCGGCTCTACGGGGAGCCATTGAAGAATTCGCATCAAACTGCTCATTCATTTTCACTTGTAATTTCAAAAATCGTATCATTGATCCGATCCACTCCCGTTGTTCTGTTATCGATTTTAAAATCAACGGATCTAAACCAAAACTGGCTGCACAATTCTTTAAAAGAGTTGAAAACATTCTTTCACAAGAAGGAGTTACATACGACAAAGAAGTGGTCGCAGCTGTTATCACAAAACACTTTCCAGACAATCGTAGAATTCTTAACGAACTTCAACGATATTCGGTTGCTGGTACAATTGATAAAGGTATTCTTGCTAGCGTTAGTGATATACAACTTGCTGATTTACTTCGAGCCCTCAAAGAAAAAGACTTCGCCTCCGCCAGGAAATGGGTTACGAACAATCTTGACAATGACCCAGCCAGAATCTTCCGTAAACTATATGATAGTCTATATGAATCTTTAAAACCACAATCTGTTCCACAGTTGGTTTTGATTCTTGCTAAGTATCAATATCAAGCAGCCTTTGTTGCTGACTCTGAAATTAATCTCATTGCTTGCCTAACTGAAATCATGGTAGATTGTGAGTTCAAATGAAAAACATGACCAAAGAAGAAATGATGAATGAACTCGGTTTAGCCGGAGAGAAAATCATTATTAATATGTTGAGTGAAGAAGGTTGTAGAATTAAAAGTTCTGTTGATAAATTTGACTCAGAAAAAGATTTGTTGGTTGATGATAAAAAGGTTGAAGTTAAAACTCAAGTGCCTTTTATTATGCAAAATGCTTTTACATTTAAACCAAATCAATTAAACAAATGTAGGTCAGTTGATGTTCTTTATTTTGTTTCTGTTCCTGCACCAAGACATTCTGATAAGTGGGCTGGTTGGATTTTTAGAGTAGAACCCAAAAACTTTAAAACAAGAAACTACACAACCAAAGATGGTCGTAATATGATTCTAATTGATAGAGAACAAAAAGCTCTAAAACCAGTTAGAAAAATGACTGAACAAGAAATGGCTGAATTACAAAAGTATACAGTATCAGGATATTAATATGCCTGATTTGTTCAAAGAGATTATCCCATCAATACTTCAAACTAAGAAGTCTGTGATACATGATGACATTGATGCAAAGGACTACACACCTTTTGTGGTCAACCGTGCTCTGTCATATCATATGGATTGTGTTCTATATGCCAACGAGATGAACCTTTATCCAGAGTTGGAAAAAGACCTTCAATATCAATATCTTCTAAATACCATCAGGTCAATGAAACGGAAATTTCAACCGTGGCAGAAAACAGAGGCCGATAAGAACATAGATTGCGTAAAGACCCACTTCGGTTATTCTAACCAGAAAGCCAAGGAAGCTTTACGAATTCTTAATGATGACCAAATCGCTGAAATAAAAAGAAGAACAGATAAAGGCGGAATATGATTAACATTACTGATTTAGTTGAGGTGACTTTGAATGAAAATGACGATTTTCTTAAAGTCCGTGAAACACTTACACGCATTGGAGTAGCTTCAAAAAAAGAACAAACCTTATTCCAATCGTGTCACATATTACACAAAAGAGGACAATATTATATTGTACATTTCAAAGAGTTGTTTGCCTTAGATGGTAAACCAACCGATATTACCGAAAATGACTTATCCCGTAGGAATGCCATAGTAAAGTTATTGGCTGATTGGGGTCTGGTAACTGTTGTCCGAAAACAACAGATTGAAAACCCACCACCAATATTCCTCAGCCAGATTAAGATTCTTTCCCATAAAGAAAAGGACGACTGGCAATTAGTACCAAAATATAATATTGGTAAGAAAACACAGGACTATTGACAAGTTGTATAAATAATAGTATACTAATGGTGCGGGGCTCAATGAGACCGCAATTTTTGATTAACTCGCTTAACTAAGGAGCATTACACATGACTACAAGTCTATTACCAAGTCTATTCGACTTTCACAAAACGCTGGATCCATTCACCGTTGGTTACGATAAATTCTTTAAAGATATTGAAGAAGTAACTAAGAATGTTACCAAGAATATTCCATCGTATCCCCCATACAATATCAAACAAGTAAGCAAGAACAAGTATGTCATTGAATTGGCAGTTGCTGGTTTTGCCAAGTCTGATATTGAAGTAACTCTTGAAGGTAATAAATTAGTTATCAAAGGCTCTGCAAAAGAAGATGAACTTAAAGAAGAAGAAAATTTCCTCTTTAAAGGAATCGCTAATCGCAACTTCACACGTTCATTTACATTGGCTGACAAAATTGAAATTGGTCAAGCAGAAATGGTAAATGGCATGTTAAAAGTATGGTTAGAAAATCTTGTGCAGGTTCAAGATACCATTAAAAAGATTGCTATTAAAGAAAAAAGTGAATGATGAACTGGTGGCCCGTAACTGATGAAGAATGGGAACAGTTGAATTATCCAAAAAGTCGGTAAACATATAGGGGGATCTTGACAGACCCCCTATTTTGAGTTATAATTATATCATGAAAAAAAATCTAAGACCAGGTTATATTACCAGTACCACTGGTGGTAAAGCCATTCTCAAAAAGGTTCGTTCAAAAACGAACTCAGACATCTATTACACCTATTCAAATTGGGAAACCAGAGAGATTGAGGGTATTACTTTTATTCCTGTAGTGAAGTCATCTAGTAAAAATGAAAACCAGGTGGTTCACTATCTCCGTAAAGACAATGTGGAATATGTAAAATGACCATTCTTACAAATTATCAGTTGATGCAAAATCAAAAAAGAAAATTTGATCCAAAAAGTGAAAAAGATGTAAAAATATTCAAATCATTTTTGGCCACTAATAAATGGGGTAGCCCTTGTCCTTTCATTTTAGAAGAACCACACACAATCATTCCGGAAATGTTAAAAGACAAATATCTTCGTAGTCAATTTGGCATTCCAGAACCTATAGCAGAAATTCTAAAATGAACTGGTTAAAATATTCAGGTTGTAATATTACACTAAAGTTAAATCCGTTTCATTGGAGAATTAATTGTGCATATAATAAAACAAATGAAGTTTGGGAAACTGATGCGTTTGTTTTAGAATTATTGCCTATCACAATTCGCATATGGTTTGATGATGGTACTTGGTAATGAAACAAAAATTTATTAATGCCTACATGGATGTGGCAGAAAGATTTGCCAAGTTATCCAGTGCCAAACGCTTACGAGTTGGTGCAATTGTAGTAAAAGATGACCGAATTATTAGTATCGGTTATAATGGTATGCCAGCTGGCTGGACCAACGAATGTGAAGAAGTGGTAGAATACCTAGAAGATGGCGGAACCATCACCAAAACCAAGGATGAAGTCATTCATGCAGAGGCTAATGCCATCGCCAAACTGGCCAAAAGTAGTGAATCTGGAGATGGTTCCACCATGTTCCTGACCCATGCTCCATGTATTCATTGTGCAAAACAAGTCTATACCGCTGGTATTAAAAAGGTATATTACCGTAATTCGTATCGAGATACCATCGGCATAGACTTCTTAAATCATTGTGGTATATCAGTAGAACAAATTTCACCTGGTGAAAAGTAGATAGTACCTAAATATTTGAGAAGTATTAGTTGGTTTTCACAGGAGAAACCTCAGATGCAACTCAGTATAATCGGATGTCCCGATAAGAAACGTTTTCGGCCGTTTGTAAAACGTGCGGCTATTTTTTATGCTGAACAACTAATGACACCAAAAATGTTGGAAAATATCTATGTTCAAATTAAGTTTGACCCTAAACTGGATGCTCTAGGTTACGCAGATGTTTTAAATTATAATGAAAGTAATAAACCTAGAGAATTTCAAATAGAATTAAATCCAATTATAGGTTCACATGATATATTGGAAACATTGGCTCATGAGATGGTACACATCAAACAATATGCCTATATTGAAATGAATGAGTTCGGCACTCGATGGAGAGGCCAAAGGATTACCGAAAATATGGATTATTATGATGAACCGTGGGAAATAGAAGCACATGGGTTATCCACAGGATTGTTTACCAAATTTGCAATCAAAGAAAAGTTATGGGAAGTTTTTTCTGATGTTCGTAATCCGGATGCACCTTTAAGTCCAGAACCTATTGCTTGGAAAAATATACCACAAATAACCATTGACAATCAACCTATATAATGTTATAATTGTTTCATGCGGTGAGTGATAGCACGATATAAGACACCCTCTTGTATTACCTGAGCATAGCAGTGGCACCGCTCCAAATTCTTTAAGGATTATATCATGGCAACTAAAGGTAGTAATCAGAAATCTCGTAAAGCAAATCCTATGTTGACCAAAACCGGCAAGCCAAGGTTAGGTCCATTGAATCTCAAACAGCTCAATGATATGTTAGAAAAGTCTAGCAAACCAAAAGTCAAAGCTAAAATTCAAAAACGCATTGCTACATTGAAAGACAGAAGCATAAATTGTGAATGAAAAAATAAAGATTGACAAAACTCCATCAAAATGGGGTAGAATGTTAAAGCCACAAGAATTAGTGGATTTACTTTTACGACTTGAAGTAAAAAGCCAAGCAAGAAAAAATAAAGAAAAATAAATTATGAAACCAACTAAAGATAATATTATTGTAACACGAATAGCCGGAGCGAAAGCAACTTTTTCTGGCATCATTCTGAAATCAGCCGAAGAACCAGACCGTGCAGAGGTGATTGCCATTGGTGATAAAGTAGAAGAAGTAAATGTTGGTGATACAGTTCTGTTGAATTGGAACAAGGCAACCAAAATTGAAAATGAAACTTATGTCGTGCCTATTACAGAAGTGATTTGGATTTACTAAAAAAATTGGCCAATCGGAGCTTTCGTAATTTCAATTACAATCTCAACAATTTTAATTAATGAGATTCATACCTAAAATTGCACACGTTGTTTGGAAAACTAAAGATGTGGTTGATAGTAAATCACCACTCATTGTCAATGGTTTGCGCAAACTTATTGATTTAAATCCTGACTGGACTGTTACAGTATATGATGATAATGATGTGGATGAATATTTAAAAAGTGTTTTAAACAAAAGAGATTACAATTTAATTAAAGACATACACATAGTAGAGAAAACCGATTTATGGAGGTTGTTTAAGTTATACAATGAAGGCGGTCTTTACATGGACATCGATAGATTCTATAATATCCCACTATCAAGCATTATAACTGATGGTGTAAAGTGTGTATTACCAACTTGTTTAGATTGGGATTTTTCACAAGACTTTATGTTGACTGAACCTAAAAATCCAATTCAAGCAAAAACTATTGAATTAATATTACAGAGGCGATATGAAGGACATAAGAGTGTTTTCTTTTTAGGTCCACAAACATACATGCACGCTGTAACAACGATATTGTTTGGTGAAATAATTAACACAAATCCAGGTATAGAAAAGTTTACTGAAATGCGTAAACATATGGAACAAATTCCGTTTATTAAAACATACAAAGAACATCCACCACACGATACAATAGTTTACAAAGGTGATGGTGTCATGGATTGGGAAAAATTAAAGAGAGAATTTTATGCTGAATCCAATATAAAACATTGGTCTGGTGAATGGTAAA